TCTGTATAAATCAAGAGACAGGGTAGTTTTGATTTTTCCAGGTTAAAAATCCGGGTCTGAAAAACATTTGATCCCGTTGTTGATAATCCGGTCAAATCGGTTGCCACCCTTTCCCTGATTTGTCTTCTCAAATGGTTGGCCATTAACTTTGATCTTCCAGATAAAGGATGGTCAAAGATTGCCCTCCACTTTGCCCCTGAGACTCGATTCCAATCACATGATAGGTTACAGAATCAATCACCAATTGATCCCCATGGGCTACTGATGAAACATCAGTTGTTTTTACATAGACAGTCGGCTTAATGTCTTCTAAATCAACTTGACCCGTATCCATCGAAACTGCCTGGAAGGGTTTGTCAAAAATCACTGAAATACTGGAAGCAGATCCCCCGGAAGGGGTATAGCTTGCCGTTTCTGCAAATTCATTGGTGTCAAAAAATGCAGAAAAATCAGTTGAAGACTCAAAGGCCATTAGTCAGATTTCTTCTTTGTTTTTTTTGCTGGTTTTTCTGCCTGATCAGAAACTGCTTCCGCTTTGTTGGAACCTATTAAAGCCCTTCCCTGATGATCTGGAACCTCAACAATTGATCCAACTTCTGGAACTTCTCCATCAAGCATGAAACCCCTCAAAACAATAACTTTCATAGTGCTCCCTTCTTTAGAAGGGGCTGACCCTTGGATCAACCCCTTTGCTGATTTAGTGTCGAGCATTATGCATCATTGGTGATTGCGAATGAGCCAGCATGCCGAACCCCAACATCTGCATCTAAGAAACAGACTAAGCGGATTCTTCCATCATCAAATTCCCGGTTGACCTGGATGTCAATTCCGTTGCTGAAATAAGCAAGGATCAGATCATTCCAGTTTCCGAAAATGGCACGTTCCTTTGATCCAAAAATGGCTGAAGGGGTAACCATGGCCCGAAAACCTCCAATGTCATTGCCTTCCATGACAAATCGGCCTGAACCTGAATCCCTGGTTCGTGCCTTTGCATCAGATGCAAGGGTTGGATGAAGGACATATCCCAGTGAACCAAAATAGGCATTAGCACTCATTACATCCCCCTGCATGGCCATAGCATTGGCCCAGGAAAACTGGTCTGCAGTGATTGTCGTTATGCCTACGTTTGCAGTGTTACAGATTCCAACTGGTGAGTTGGCTTCATCACCTTCACCTTTGCCCTGTAAACTTGCTTTATCAAATGCGACTGCAATGGATGAAGCAATGTCAGTTCTTAGAAGGTTTTCAACATCCAAGGAACCTGATTGGAGTCTTAACTGTCTAGAAACATCAACTCTCAAAGCATAGGTATGGAGTTGAAGGGTGAGTTGGTCATAACTTGGAGTTACATCCCCAGCATCGGCTGATTCTGCAATCCATCCCCCGGAAATCGCTGCATCCCTTCTTGGAATCTTGATGATTCCATCCAGATTTCTGAGTGTTCTTGCTCCCATCTGAACTGATACCATTTGGGCATCCAGATATTCAATGAAGGAAGCAGAATCCAAAATGGTTGGAACCAGATATTGACCATCCCCTGATCCAGCCAGAAGTTCCCGTTTCTGCATTCCTGGCATTTTCAGATTCTTCTCATAAAGAACATCATTGGGGATCATGTAACCCCTGGATGCCTTGCCAGATGCTTTTTCAGTGTTCAAACAGACATCAATTTCAAAGGATGCTTCCTTTTCAAGTTGTCTGTCTCCGGGCTTTGCCAGGTGATTGATCAACCGCATGAAAGAAAAATTATTAATTTCAGGTTTGGTCAATCCAATGTTTTTGACATCTTCTGGTCTTTCCTGAATCCGCTTTAAAACTGCCATTGCAAAATCTCCGGCGGATTTCCCTTCCCGGATATATTCATCTGCCAGTTCTGTTTCTTTATGCTCCCGGCCATAGGCTTCAATCTCCTGAACCCTAGCACGTTCTTCTTTTTGCACTTGTTCCCGTATTTTTTGGGTATCAACTTTGGGTGCTTCTACTTCTGCAACTTCCATTTGTTTCCTTTCCATGGAATCAATTTTTAAGACTTCTGTTTGGAAAATGTTTTCTGAATCCCTTCCAATTCCCACTGATTGATCGGCCCCTGAAGAAACAATTGAAACTTCATAGGGTTCAAAATCAACCACTCGATATTTAGGAGGGTTTTCTTTTTCCATTTCCATTTTGTGTATTGCATAACCAACTGAAACCTGGGTCCTAATACCATCTTGAACATCCTGGAAAATTTCAGATGCACGATCAGATTTGCCAAATCTAATCGATGCCCTTCCAACTTTGTCAGAATCAATTCTGGCACTTTCTATGACCCCTACTTGGTCATCTAAATTATGGTTGACCAGAACAGGCCCGGAGTTGTTCAATCGGCCAAGACGAACAGACTCTGGCTTGTGGTCTAAAATTTCTGATCCAAAATTCCTTTCAACAGGCATTTCAGATGAGAAAGCAATTTCCACTGTCCTGGTATCTTCAGAGATTTGATCTCTCTGAAGATCAAAGGACCTGGAAAATAATTGTGTTTCTAAAATTTCAGATT